AACCCTGCTGCATGTGTCGAGCTTATTGCTGGTGCTGCTACAGGTTCATCAGGTAACGCTGCATTCTAATGCGTACATATATGGAGGGCTTCGGTCCTCCTTTACTTATTTATAATTATGCCTTTTCCAACCACAAATGCTAACAAAGAACTACCCGCAATAAACCAGATATTATCCACATGTGGGCAGGCTCCTGTAACCACCCTAGACCAAACCAACCCGGACGTTGCGATTGCCTATGCTACGTTGTTACAGGTGACTCGTGAAGTTCAAGCTGAGGGCTGGACATATAACAGTGAGTTTCATTATTTATTCACACCAGATACCAACAACGAGATCCCTATTGCAAATAATATATTACAACTAAAACTATCTAAAAACTCTGCCAACATGCAGTATGATGCTGTACGTAGAAACGGTAAACTATACGACAGAATACATCACAGATACACATGGGAAGATCATCCTGATGGTGTCGAGTGTGATGTTGTATGGGAGTTCGACTGGACAGATTTACCAGAACCAATACAAAACAGTATTGTAGCTAGAGCTGCTGCTATTGTGTCTCAGAGAATTGTAGGAGATACAGCACAGTATGAGATGCTACAACAACAAGAAGCGTACGCTAGAGCATTAGCTATGGAGTACGAAACCAAGCAAGGACAGTTTACTATATTTGGACATCCTTACGACAAGACTAATTCCTACCCAGCTTATCAACCCTTTCATGCTTTAATGAGATAATGCCAGCAGTAACTCAACGAATTGACAACTACCTCGGTGGAGTATCTAGACAATCAGACGACAAGAAACTACCCGGTCAAGTCCGAGAGTGTCTAAACGCATACCCTGATCCTACATTTGGATTAACTAAACGCACAGGATTTAAGTGGATCAAGAACCTAGGTACAGGTACTACCTATGATGGTGGTAAGTGGTTCTACATAGCTAGAACTGCGGACGAAAGATATATCGGAGTTATTACTCCTAAGCCTAACAGTGGTTACGGTGGTATATCTATATGGAACGTAGACGGTACAGTGTGTAGCGTTACGATGGATACAAGTACAGCTGTAAATGCTGTGAACTACCTTACAGGTGCTCGCACAAACTACTCTGTGCTTACTGTACAAGATACATCAGTTATTGTAAATAACTTACAGACTGTAGCTAAACAGCCTGATCCTAACTTTGTAGCTAATACACGTGCTACACTTGTACTTAGTGATACGGCTGTTAGTTCTACCTATAGCGTAACTATGAACGCTGGAGGTGGTGCATCAGATCAAACTTTTACTACAACTACTGGTACTAATACAACATACGACCAGTTACTTACAACATTAAAAAATGGTATTGATGCTTTCAATATCTCAGGATTGACAGTTACTAAATTTTTAGGTACACTAGAATTAAGTAGAGTCGTCAGTGGTACACGTACTGCTTTTGCTATCGCTTGTCAAGGTGGACCGGCTAACAACAAACTAGCTGTATTTCAAGACCAAGTAGATAACGTAGCACAGTTACCTTTACAATCTTTTCAAGATCATGTTGTAAAAGTTATTAACACAGCATCAGTTAATGATACTTACTTTGCTAAGTTTGTAGCTGACAATGGTGTGTCAGGTCCGGGATTCTGGAAAGAAGCACGTGACCCTAGTAAATCAGCAGGGCTTGATGCTTCTACTATGCCACACGAGCTAGTAAACACAGCTCTGAATACATTTGTTTTTAGACAGTTTTCATGGATAGATAGAGAAGTAGGAGATGATAATACTAACGCACATCCTAGTTTTGTAGGACATAAAATACAGGAAGCATTTTTCCATAATAACAGACTTGGGTTTTTGTCTAATGACAACGTGTCTATGAGTCAGGCTGCAAAGTATTTTAATTTTTATCATACTTCAGCTCAGATTATTACAGATGCTGACCCTATAGATCTTAGTGCATCTACTATACGACCAGCTAACTTACATGCTATTATTCCTACTACACAGGGTCTTGTTTTATTTAGCAAGAACCAACAGTTTCTACTTGCTTCTGCTGACGGTGTACTTACACCAGCATCTACTACTATACGTACTATATCAAACTACGAGGTAGATATATTAGTAGACCCAGTAGACATGGGTACAAACATAAACTTCCTCAGTAAGACACCAAGTTACACACGTGTATTTGGTATGATTACCAGAGGACAAGACGAGAACCCACAGGTACTCGACGTAGGACGTGTTGTAAACGAGTGGATACCACAGACTATAGATACACTTATAGCTAGTCCACAAAACCAGTTTATAGCAATGTCTGACCAAGACAACGAAGAAGTTTATTTCTATCGTACATATAATGATGGTAAAGAAACGATTGTTCAGTCATGGTTTGAATGGAAACTACCCGGTACAGTACAAACTATAGCTATTGACTCTGATGACTTTTTGGCTGTAACTAAACAGGGTAATCAATTTACATTATCTAAAGTTAGTCTTAGTCAGAGTCCAGAAGACGCAGTTATTGTTAATAATGATGGACAAAAAATTAACCCATGTATTGATCTCTATGCTCCGCCTAGTTCAGTGGCTTATGATAGTACAAATAACTTTACTAAGTGCTATCTACCTTGGGCTAATGTTACCGGCTTAGATCCTGTACTTATCATCAAAGGTACTACAGCTACAGGTCAGTTTATTGAATCTGGATTTACTATTACACCTACTATTGCAAGTGATGGTACAGGTACATATTTTAAAGTACCACTTAAAAACCTCACAAGTATAGCAAGTGATATTATTATAGGATGGAAGTATGATCGTATGAAGTTTGCTGTAGGATTGTCAGGAGTTATGGGCTTTAAATTAAAGTCTAAAGGTATACGTCAAGGTAAGAAAGAGTATACAGGAGACGGATCTACAACAGCGTACAGCTGGAACGAAGATGACTTATCATATATAGATCAGGACCAAGTAAAGGTCAAACTAGATGGTGTTGTAACTACAGCTTTTACAGTTACAAATGACACTACAATTACATTTAACTCTGCACCAGCTAACGGTGTAAAAATACTTATATATTTAGATGAGTGGTATAGTCTACAGCCTGTTATCGAGGCTGACAATTACCTAGCCAATGATATTGCATTGACAGGAGAAACTATATTCTCATTACCTATACATCAGAAAACAGAAAACTTCCAGCTAAGACTATTTAATGATTCTCCATTCCCAGTGGCATTAAACTCTATGATGTGGGAAGGACAATACTCACCTAAGTTTTACAGGAGGACATAATATGGTTGTTATTGCACCAGCAGTAGCTGGAGGTTTGATTGGTGGTGGTTTATCAGTTGCCGGTTCAATTATTGGTGGTAACAGAGCAGCCAACGCTGCTGCTGAACAAGCCGAAAAACAAAACGAAGCTACTATACGTCGTTATCAATATGATACACAAAAGTATGATATGGACAAGCAACAGATTCGAGCCAATCGAAACTTTGCTGTACAAGAAATACTAGCTAAACAACGTAATGAAAACAGAGTTGCAGACTTTAGAGATGCAACAGCTTTACAACAATATAACTATAATCTAGCTATTCGTAATTCACAACAAGAATCTAACGAAGCACAATATAGAAGATCTGAAGAAATCTACGGAGATCAGATGGATCTGAATGCAAGATCTGCACAGACTGCATATGAAAACGAAGCTAGATCACTAGAAGAAATACACACAGAAAGAGCGTTTAACTTGCAATCTGCAAAGCTAGATGCTTTAGTTGCAGAAGGTAAATTAAGAGCAAGAGGAGTTACAGGCCGTAGTGCTATGAAAGGTTATCAAGTTACAGCTGCTGATTTTGGAAGGCAGGCTGCTATGCTTGATGAATCTTTTTCTGCTGCTGGTAGAAACTCACGAGCTGTTATGCAAGAGATAGCTACAGATAAAGCATCAGCTGACTTAGCTGCATATGCTCAACGTATGCTAGACCCCGGTGATTTACCAATGCCACTACAACCAATAGACACACCAAGAGCAGAGTTCGTCTTACCACGAGCACTCGGTGAGTTTGACTTCGGACCAGAGCCAGTACTAGGAGCCATGGCTTCTCCATCTGCCGCTGCAAATAGAGTCTGGGGTAGTACAATATCAGGAATAGCTGGTACAATAGGAAGTATTACTTCTTCAACTATTGCTGCTTTATAAAAATTGAATAATGTCACAAAAATACCAAAGGCGATCTCGAGGAGGTCGCTTTAAAAATCAAGGAGAAGGTTTACGGACCTCTGTTGATAGAATAAGACAACAGCGTCAAACAGAGATAGACGCTATGAAATTGCAAGCCGGTCAAGCTGACGCTATCTCTAAGCTACAAATCTCAGGATTAAAAAATGTAGCTAAGGTAGAGTCAGAAAACCGTGGCATGCTACAAAAATTAGAGAACGAGATCTACACTAAAAAGCGTAATGCTATTACTGTACGATCTGACAGAGAAGTAGAGAGCATTCTAGGCGAAGCAAAAGAGCTTGGCAAAGAAGCAGCATGGTGGGAAAAGTTTGCTAGCACACACTCTAAAGAGTTAGGTAAAGGTGCTCAAGGTTTAGTTGAGTATGCACAGTATCGTAACGCCATAAATATTGAAGAAACTAGAAAGCCTGATGAAGCAGAGAAGCTAGCACAGAACATTAGTGACATGTACATGACTGTATATGGAGATGCTGTTTATACTGCTGAACAGTTAAAAGATTTTAAGGAATCTAAAGATGTTACTGTCAGTGCTATAGGTAATCATTTTAACTGGTCTATACGAGAAAAAGAGTTTGCAGAAAATACGAACGCTTTTAAAGCTATGGTAATGCGTGCTGTTCCCGGTGAGTATAATCATCAAACAGCTGCACAACATGGTGTTAACGCATCTTATCTTTATTTAAAACAGCACGGCATACCTTTTAATAGTAAACAAGGTCGTAATATAATAGCAATAGCTAAACGAGTTTTTGGTGCTGATGCTGAAAGAATGTACTCTAAGGTAACATTTGACAAAGATCAGAAAGATATAGATTATAATGCACAAGTCTTTGCTGCTATTATGCCTCGTTTAATTGACAGAATAGAAACAGCAGAAGAAGGTGGTAACAAAGAACTAGCTAAAAAGTTACGTGAAGAAATACAGTTAATACAACGAGGATTTCATAAAGTTGTTAATGGATCTTATCAAGATTTAGGTGGTGGTAAATATGGTATTGTACCACGTAATCCTAAAGAGTTAAATATGGAGATTATTACTAAAACATTTCCATACATGGCTAGTAAATTTATATCACCAGAAGATGCTATAACTTTTTATGATACTAT